CAGACATCGCCAAATGGCTACATCGGCATCAACTACGGCAGCAACAACCCCATTTATGCGGGTTCAATTGGTATCTTGCCCGCCACTTCTGGCCAGTTTCACATTTATTTGGAATGGTCGAATGACGGCGCCACATGGAATTTGCTGGAAGACACTGGCGTGACCACATGGGTCAGCGGCCAGTGGCTTTGGTACGACATTGACCCCGGCGTGACATGCCAGTATTACCGTATGCGTGAAACTGGTGGCAATACTTTGAGCGTGGCTGAGTTTTTTGTGGGCAACAACTCCACAGAAATCACGATGGCACGTTTGAACCGTGATGATTACACGAACTTGCCCAACAAGAACTTCACGGCCAACCAGCCGTATCAGTTCTGGCTGAACCGCACGATCCCTCAAGCCAAGATCACGCTGTGGCCAACGCCAAGTGATCCATTTGAACAGATGGTGGTGTGGTATTCACGCCAGATCATGGATGTGGGCGACTTGTCTGGCCAGATTGAGATTCCTCAATACGCTCAGATGGCCATTCAAACCATGTTGGCGCACCAAATGTCGATGATTTTGCCCGGTGTGGATGTGCCTCGTATTCAATATCTTGAGACACAGGCTGAGAAGCTGTTCATCATGATGGAGAATGAGAACCGCGACCGTTCGCCCATTTACTTTTCACCTAATATTTTGCCGTATACACGCTAATGATTGGATAAAATATGATTTCCAATCATTACTGTGTACAAGACATGAATTACCAGAAAGTCTATGACGATTTGATCGCTAAGTGCCAAGCGCGTCAGTCAATTGATGGCTACAAAGAACGTCATCACATCATCCCAAAGTCACTGGGCGGATCAAACGATTCGTCAAATCTTGTTGATCTGACAGCCAGAGAGCACTTTATTGCGCACTTTTTGCTGGCAAAAATTTATGGCGGCACTCAGTGGCATGCAATTAAACGCATGCGTGGCAACGATGGTTTTTACATCAACTCTCGCCTATATGAAGTTGCTCGTAAAGAAATTTCAAAAGAAGTCGGAAAGCGAATGGCGGGCATTCCGAAAACGGATGAGCAGAAAGCAAAAATGTCTGCGGCAGCCATGGGAAAGAAAAAGTCTTCAGAATCCGTAGAAAAGACTCGTCAAGCAAATTTAGGGCGAAAGCCAAATGAAGAGCAATTGGCGGCGCTTGCACTGGGCAGGGTGCGCCCGGATGGTTACGTCAGTCCCCTCAAAGGAAAAAATCGCAAAACACCTTGGATGATTGGCAGAACTCCGGTCAACAAAGGTATTGCGTCATCCGAAGAAACTCGCGCCAAACTGTCGGCAATTCACAAAGGACGCAAGCAAACACCCGAGCAAATTGCCAAACGCGTCGCCTCTCGTCGCGCCACGCTGGCGGCACAAGGGAGGACTGTTTAATGCCAAGATTTCTTGACACGCGTGGGAATGCATCAATTGCCGTGTTCGTGTGCGACCGTTGTCGTTTCAAAAGACCCATCATTGAGGCCATGCCCGATCCTAATTTTCCGGGCCTCAAAGTGTGCCAACAAGGGTGTGCGGATGAAAAAGACCCATACCGTCTTCCCGCTAGGAAAACTGAGCGGATCACCCTACAATATCCACGTCCAGACGTTAGTGTGGCGGTTGATCCGAATGACATCGTGACTGTGCCATACGGCGGTGAAGTCTTGAGCACTGAGCAAAGCGGTCAGACGCCATCACAGGACGGGAATCAACAAATTATTGGATTGCAACCCTGATATGGCACAAGTTTCGATCACCGAACTCCCACAGGCGCAGGCACTACAAGGCACTGAGTCTGTCCCAATTGTCCAAAATGGGGTGACAGTACAAACCACCACCGGTGCTATTTCTGGCGCCGGTGCGTTGAACTATCCATTTTTGACTGTTGGCGGCACGTCTGGCCTTACTCAAGCACGATATTTGACAACTGGTTCTGGTTTGTCTTTGTCTGACGGTGGCGCAGGCAGCACTTTGCAGATCAATCTGACTGGCGCTGCTCAGTCTTTAGACGGCGCATCCAACGGATTGATCGTCAAGACCGGCCCTACAACGGTCAGCAATACCGCAATTGCGGTTGGCACAGGCTTGACTATTGCCAACGCCGATGGCACGGCTGGCAACCCTACAGTGGGTTTGAACGCCACCTTACAAAACTTTGCCAGCACGTCCGGCACGGGCATTCTGTCGATCAACGGCACATCCGTGGGCGTGTTTACGCTTCAAGGCACATCCAGCCAGATTGCCGTGACCAACGGCAACGCTTCAGGCGGCTCCCCAACGGTTGGATTGGCATCAAACCCCACCTTGCCGGGTAATTCATTCGTTCAACTGCCTTCTGGCACGACATCGCAGCGCGGCTCACCCTCTTATGGCGCTTTCCGATATAACACCGACATCGCCAGCTTGGAGGCTTATACGGCTTCTGGATGGGGCGCTGTGGTGTCTGGATCAGGTGTTACGACATTCAGCGGTGGAACGACAGGCCTGACCCCTGCAACACCCACCGCGGGCGGTATTGTCCTCGGCGGAACCCTGAGTGCAGGTAGCGGCGGAACGGGCGCATCCAGTTTAACTGGATACGTTTATGGCAACGGAACTGGGGTAATGACTGCCTCGACCACCGTTCCTACTACGGCATTGTCTGGCACGGTCACGAATGCTCAGTTGGCCAACAGTTCGATCACAATCAACGGAAACTTGGTCAGCTTGGGTGGGTCAACTACCATTAGCGCCGCTACTACAAGCCCATTGACAATCAGCACCGGTTTGTCTGGCGGATCGTTCAATGGTTCAACTCCAGTAACGATTGCGCTTGCCAATACGGCTGTGACGGCCGGATCGTACGGTTCAGCTTCTGTTGTTCCGACCTTTACGGTGAACGCCCAAGGTCAACTGACAACCGCGGCAAATGCAACAATCAGCATTCCTGCCTCGGCAATCAACTCTGCAATCCAAAACAGCGGTCTACAAAACAGTTCAATTACCATCAACGGCAACACAGTCAGCCTTGGTGGTTCAACAACTGTTACGGCCAGCACCACGTCGACTTTGACCATTGGTACTGGATTGTCGGGAACGTCGTTCAATGGCTCTGCTCCCGTCACAATTGCGATTGACTCCACAGTTGCCACTTTGAGCGGATCACAAACGCTGACCAACAAGACGATTAGCGGTTCATCGAACACTCTGAGCAACATTGGCAACTCAAGCTTGACCAATTCATCGGTAACCTACAACGGTGTTGCCGTGGCTTTGGGCGCATCGGGAACCATCACGGCCGTCAACCCCAATGCTTTGACGATTGGTACAGGGTTAACTGGAACCAGCTATACCGGTGCTGCCGCGGTCACGATTGCAATTGCAAATACTGGTGTAAGCGCAGGAACGTATGGTTCTGCAACGTCAATCCCGACTTTGACGGTCAATGCACAAGGGCAAATTACCTCAATTAGCACCAATGCGTTGAATTCACCCGCTTACCAAGGCACATGGAACGCCTCAACGAACACGCCGACACTGACATCGAGCGTGGGCACGAACAACAACTACTACATCGTGTCAACTGCCGGTACGACAACATTGAACGGCATTTCGCTGTGGTCGGTCGGTGACTGGGCGATCTTCAACGGAACCACCAGTGCTTGGGAAAAGGTTCTGGGAGGCTCTGCTGAGGCCTTCAGCAGCCTTATCGTGACCGGTTTGACCGGTTACATGTATGCCAACGGCACAAGTGCTGTAACGGCCTCTACAACGATTCCTACAAGTTCTTTGTCTGGCAACTTTGTTTCGACATTCAGCGCTGGGACAACTGGCCTGACACCGTCGACGGCTACGGCCGGGGCGATTACTTTGGGCGGCACTTTGGCCTTGGCCAGTGGCGGCACGAATGCTAATCTGACCGCAACGGCAGGCGGGATTGTTTACTCAGGTGCATCGGCTCTTGCCATTTCTTCGGCAGGGTCAAGCGGCCAAGTGTTGACCTCCGGCGGTACTGGCGCACCTACATGGTCGAATCTGTCGAGCATTGGCGTGACCACACTCAGTTTTGGCACAACCGGATTGACTCCATCGACTGCGACCTCGGGTGCGATTACTGTGGCTGGAACACTGGCAGTGGCCAATGGCGGTACTGGCGTGACATCGTCAAGCGGTACAAACAGTGTGGTTCTGCGTGATGCAAATGCCAACATCGTTTACAACAACGAGGCTCCCGGCTACACGAACACGGTCACCGCCGCAGGAACAACCACGCTGACGGCTGCATCGACTCGGTATCAGCACTTCAGCGGCACAACGACTCAGACACTCAAGTTCCCTGATGAGACTACCGTCCCGGCTGGTTTGGGCTACATCGTTGACAATGACTCGACTGCCAACGTGACTGTTCAAGACAGTGCAGGCAACACGATTGCAACGGCCATCCCCGGTGGTGCTGGTTGGATTTATTCGCTGTCAAACAGTGCCGCAACTGGCAACTGGGCGGGCTATATCTTGCCTCCCGGCAACAGCGCAACTGGCTTAATCACATGGGGCACGGCTGGGTTGAACTTGGCCAGCAGCTACATCCAAGGTGTGACGACATTGAACATGTCGGGGCAGTTGACATCGACTGTTGCAACAGGAACTGCACCGTTTGTGGTGGCCAGCACGACTCAGGTTGCTAATCTGAATGCAGCGACCGCGGGAACCGCAACAAACGCAACGAACGTGGCGCTAACTGCTGGCTCAGGAGCCACGAATTACCTGCATTTCAGCGCATCGGCAACAGGAAATCAGCCGGTTAACACAAACTCATCCCTGACATACAATTACACCAATAATGCCATCACAGGTGGCATCAACGGTGGCACTTTCTAAGGAAAAACCATGGCACAGAGCGGCTACACCCCGATCATATTGTTTAACTCTGGCACAGCCAGCAATACACCCACCACGGGCAACTTGGCTGTGGGTGAGTTGGCGATCAACTATGCCGATGGAAAACTTTACTACAACACTGGTTCAGCGATCAAGGTGTTGGCTGGTGCTGGCGGTGCAGGGATTGCTGGCGGCTCAAACACTCAGGTTCAATACAACAGCTCGGGGAACTTGGCTGGCTCAGCCAACATGACCTTCAACGGTACATCGTTGACCCTT